ACGCATTCCTCTACGTCGGTTCCTTCTAGTGCCATCTGCCTAATACGAATATAGTAGATAGTCTTGATACCCTTTTTCCATGCCATAATCTGAGCACGGTTTACGTCACGGGTAGTGGCGGTGTCCTTAAAAAATAAGGTTAGAGACAGCCCCTGGTCTACGTGCTGTGTTGCAGCAGCATAGGTATCGATGATCTTGTCTGGGCCAATCTCATAAGCATCCTCGAAGTATTCCAGATTGTCGTTTGATAGGTATGGGGCAGGGTAGTAAACACGACCAAGCTTTCCTTCCTTACGAATCTCAATCTTAGAAGCAATAGGATGAATAGAGCTAGTACTATTATTAATATAACTAATAGATCCAGTTGGTGGCACTGCCTGAAGGTTTTGGTTATAAAGACCATGCTTCATTACAGACCTCTTAAGCTTCTCCCAATCACCCTGTGTTGGAATCTCAATGCTTGAATCTTTAAATAACTTAGCAACCTTCTTAGTAGCTGGCTTCCATTCTGATAAGGTGTACTTATCAAAGAACTCTCCAGAAGCATACTTTGAATTCTCAAAGTTGTCAAATGGATCTCCGGTCTTCTTTGCCATCTCATTAGATGCTTTAATGGCATGATACACAACAGTATAGAAATACATGTTGGTAAAGTCAATACCCTCTTCAGAGCCGTAGTGAATCTTCTCTTTACCAAGGTAGCCGTGAAGGTTCATCTGTCCTAGACCAATAGCTCTAGACTTCTTGTTACCCTCGGCAATGGACATGACAGATTCAATGTAGCTGATGTCTGCAACAGATGTCAGTGCCTTGATAGCTACCTCTACGGTCTTACCAAAGTTTGGAGACTCCATAGCCTTAGCAATATTAAGAGAGCCAAGATTGCAACTAATGTCCTTACCGATCTGGTCATAGCTAAGGTCTGCCTTGTATGTTGTAGGAGTGTTTACCTGCAAGATCTCAGAGCAGAGGTTTGACATATTGATTCTTCCCTCAATAGGGTTGACTCTATTGACAGTATCTTCAAACACGATGTATGGATACCCCGACTCAAATTGCAACTCAGCAATGGTTTCGAACAAAACCCTAGCCTTCATCTTCTTTTTACGGATGTCTGGATTGTCAACCATTTCCTGGTACTTTTCTGTTACAGAGATATCTGACATGGGAACGCCATAGACTCGCTCTACATCATATGGAGAAAACATGTACATGTCTTCATTAGTTTTGGCTAGCTCCAGGGTAATGTCTGGAACAACAACACCAAGGCTAAGGGTTTTAATTCTAACCTTCTCATCGGCGTTCTCCCTCTTGGTATCAAGAAATTTCATGATATCTGGGTGGTGTGCATTAAGATACACTGCACCCGCACCTTGACGGGCACCAAGCTGATTAGCATAGCTAAAAGAATCTTCCAATAGCTTCATCACTGGGATAACACCAGAAGACTGGTTCTCAATCTTTTTAATGGGTGCTCCGTGCTCTCTAAGGTTTGTTAGGTTGAGAGCTACGCCCCCACCACGCTTAGATAGCTGCAAGGATGAATTAATGCCACGAGCAATAGACTCCATGTTGTCTTCGATACGAAGCAGGAAGCAGGATACGAACTCTCCCCTCTGCTTCTTGCCAGAGTTTAGAAATGTCGGGGTAGCTGGCTGGAATCGTCCAGAGATAATCTCTTCTACCAGATCCTGTGCAAGCTTCTTGTCACCCTTAGCAAGCATCAAGGCATTCATGCATACACGATCTTCAAACCTTTCAAGATATCTTTCTCCATCAAAAGTCTTTAGGGCATAGCCAGTATAAAACTTGTATGCACCAAGGAAGGCCGCAAACCTAAACTTGTGTGCATAAGCTTGTTTAAACAAAGACTTAATAAAATCAAAGTCGTATTGGTTCAAGACTTCTTCGTCGTAGTATTCATTCTCTACGAGATAGTCGATCTTCTCTTCAAGGCTATGGAAGAAAACGGTATTGAGATTAACATGATCTAAGAAGTAGTGCTTAGCTGCTAGCTTATCCTTATCAAACTGAATCTTTCTATCCTCATCATAGAGGTTGAGCATTGCGTTGTACTCGTGGTAACTATAGTTCTTGTCCATAAAGCAGCGTTAGCCTTTCTTTGATTATGTTTACGTCGTCTTCTGTGCCAAATATTTCTACCTTTGCAATGACTGGCACCCCTGTCTTTGCACTAATTAAGTCTGCGGCTTTGCAAAAATGCTCACCAAAGTTTCTGTTTCCAAAACCGACCACCCCCTGAAGAAGGTTACGATTTTCTTTTATGTTTAAAAAAGATCGTACTTGTCGGGGTATTGCTGCTCTTCCTTCGCCACCACCGTAAGTAGGTACCATAAGGACATAAGGCTGAGTAGCGGTAATACTATTACGATCCCAATCAATAGGAATCCTAGTTGCACTGCTGTCATTTAATTTCTCCACGAATCTCTTAGTGTTTCCAGAATAGTTGGAGAAATAAATAATGTCAATAGGTATCAATTGTACTCTCCGTTTATACTAAATCTAGTGGTTTTGCCTGAAAAAATACCCTACATCTAGATCATTTTGAACTGATCAAGATAGTCTTTAACTTCTTCGGTTATTTCTTTAGGCTTATAGTTTATCACATTATCGGGCAAGTCTTCAACTCGCCTTGGCTTATCCCTGAAGGTATGAATTTCTATTTCTCCAAAGTTATCCCTGGGCGTGTGAGAGATAGCTCCAAAGATAGACCCACATACAGCGTCGGCCAGGTCTTTAGAGCTTTTGCGGGGGTGATCCACCCTGTTGTTTTTCATAATCTTAAGCTGGGTAAGTTCGTCAAACAACAACTCAATCGCTGGGAGGGCTACCCTGTCTTCATAGATAAGCATGGCCATATCTTCATAGTGCTTCTTGGCTACCGATACCGTCTCTGTTCTAATCCCTACAGCGTTTAGCTCATTTTGAATATCAAATGATTGCCAGCGGTCAAAGCTAACCATACCCAAGTCAAAGCCCTGTCTTCTTAAGTTTTGAATCCACTGCTTTACTTCTGAAAGGTTGACTGGCCCCTCTACCCTTGGCTCCCACCAAGCAACAGCATCTACCACGACAACGGGAACAACCTGCTCATAGTCTTTCATTACTTGAATGCTTACCCACTTGTCTACGTGAGCAATGGCTACGGCACACTTGTCATGCTTTTGAGCAAGGTCGGCGTGAACAAAATATTTTACTCCTTCTTTTGGTTTAAAGTTTGAGTCGAATCTTCTGAAAGTGTCCAGAGGATTTCTGATTGTCATTGCAGACCTTACCTTGTCTTGTTGCTTAAAGAAGGCATCTGATGCAAAGGTAGGGACACAGGCAAAACGCATCATGGCATCTCCAATGTCTGTGTAGAATGCTAATTTAAAGTCATCAATTTTTCTAGTGGGGTTTACTTCCCAGGTGGGCCTCTTTAATGCAAAGATTCCAGGATACTTGTATTGCAAGATGTGATCTTCGTCCCACGAAATTTCTAAATTGTTTCCGACAGAGTCTTCTGGCAACTCTGGATTCATTACAAACTTATGAGTTCTTTGAATAATTTCTTTGTCCATAATGGCATCGTCGTATTTGGTAGATATAAAGTCTCCTGGATACCTGGGGAATGACAGCAACACCACCTTGCCAAGATCTGGAAAACGAGAATCTACAGTACCACGGAAAGCCTTGTATATGTTGTCAGCTGTCTTGCCCTGTTCGTTGCCTGTGTTTGTTTCACTAGCGAAACCAGAGATCTCATCAAGGATAGCGACCATCAGGTTCAACCCCTCATGAGACTCCCGTTCGGAGTGCCCAGAGTAAACAGTGACGGAATGATCAAACTCTATAGAGTCCATCTTAGCATAGTACCTACCAGCAAACCAGGGGGACTTCTCAATCTTGGTCTTAAAGCCCTTAAAAAAAACGTTCTTAGCCTGCTGTGCGTTGATAGCAATGTTGATAATATCAATGGCGTCACCAGATGGCTTACCGTAGTATCTAGCTGGGTCTTTAAGGCATAGTAGTTTATATACTATATACGATACTGCAACGGTAGATGTAAAGTCTTTTCCGCTACCCTTGCCAAGCTGAAGAATAATCTCATTCTTAGTAAACTTATTATAATATCTAGCCCCCTCTTCAAAACCCATCAAAGCCTGAAGATCTTCTTTTTTGTATATCTGACTCATGCCTTCTACAACGTCATATTGAATAGAAGATAGTGGTGGCTGGGCCAAATAATTTTCTCCCTCAACAAATGTTTTAGCATCTACCGGCTCTTCGTTAAAGGGACTGTCCTGAAGAACTTCTAGGAAATCATTAAAGTCACTAGGCATCCTGCACCACTGTGATGGTTTCTCCCTGTTTTGCTATCTGGGAAAGCTTACGCATGATCTTATCTCTGATCTCTGGATGCTCTGAAGCGATGTCCATAAGAATTTGTTTTAATATCTCTTGCTTTCTTTCAATCTCAATCATTTCTTCAGCCAGTTCTTTATTTTCTAATAGGCCAGCCTTCTGCAACATTTCAATTCTTTTAGACTCAATGTCCATAACAAGCTTAATAGCGCCAGCCTTAGATCTCAGGTCGCCGTTGGTATCTGCGTCATCTATCACTTCGTATGACTTACCAATTAGTCTGCCGTAGTGTTCATCTGCGGCTGCCAAGGCTTCTCTTGCCCTAGCTCTAATAGTATCATTTGCTGAAGCAACTATTTTCCATTCGTCTATGTATTCTACAACCTGTTTCCTAGGTATAGATAGTTGTTTAGAAATTTTGGTTGGGTCGCTACCCTTAAGATATTCTCCAACAACTTTGTTTATTGTCTCAAGACGTTGGAGTTGCTGTTCTTCGCTTTGCACTGCGTGCCCTTCTCTTTGGAATTCTCTTTACTCTGTCAAGACTGAATGCCCTAAAGCATCCGGCCTGTTGCTTGTAAACCTCAAAGCAGTCTACCCACTGTGCACCCGTTTCGGTGTTTGTTGTAACAGAATCAAACTTAAATCGCATACCCCACTCACCCTGAATCTTAATCAGGTCACCGCGTTCAATTGTGAAATTGCCAAAAGGCATTTCGTAAACACGTTGAAATTTAGTGGACTTTGGCTCTACCTTTATGCGACTACGCAATTCTACTCCTTAGCGTGTGGTTTAGTTTCATGTAATGAATTACTCGATACTTTATTATACACGCTATCGGCTTGGAAGTCAACAAGATTCTCTACCCCCGTATACGACAGGGCACTTCGCAATCCATTAGCAAAGTCATTAATAATATTACTAACACTTCCAACAAAAGGAACCCTAGTTGAGATACCCTCTACACCAGAAACAAAGCCCCTGCCGTCCTCCTGTGCCTCCTTAGACGCCATTCCTCGAAAGACTTTATGTCCGTCTACAACATGTCCTGGAGACTCTTCTGTTCCGGCAAGCATTCTACCGACCATTACGGCGTTTGCCCCAGCAGCCAAAGCCTTAGCAGCGTCACCAGAGTTCCTGATCCCACCATCAGCGATTAAGCTTGGGCCTTCTCCATAGTAAAACTTTTCTCTAATGTTCATGATAGAAGCAAGAGTCGGTACTCCGTGAGCACTAACCACTCTAGTGGTGCAGGCTGAACCACCGCCAATACCTACTCTGATAGAATCTGCTCCAGCATCTCCCAGCCTAGCAAATCCATCCCAGGTTGCAACGTTTCCAGCCATAAGGTGAACATCCCTAGGAATCTCTTTCCGCAAAAGCTCAACGGCGGTTATTGCATTTTGATTGTGACCATTTGCAACATCTACTAAAATAAGGTTTGCTCCAGCCTCGATAAGCATCATAGCGTCTTCTATAAATGCTTTACGAGCTCCGACAGATCCTCCTACATTCCTGTGGTCTTTCTGTGCCCTAGACATTCTAGCCATAGAAAGCTGTTCTTCGAGTGGCATATACCTATGAAGGATACCCATCCCACCAAGATTATCCATAGCCTCTACCATTTCCCATTCGCAAACGGTGTCCATTGGTGCTGCAATAATCGGCAGCCCAAGCTCTATTCCATTTCCTAGATTAGTAGCAAGAGAAACATCCTTTCTGCTTTCTATTCCAGAATGCTGGGGTACCAGCAAGATGTCGTCAAATGATAAATGTTCCTTATTACTATACTGTTTCATTTCTCTCCTTAGCAATTAAAAGTAATACTAAATACCCAATGAGGTCAAAGATGGTGTCGTCTCCTGGATACTCGTGACCTCTCTGTACCCTGGAAAGTTTGTCGTCAATACGAACGTAGAGCTGTTCAATGTTATCGTTCTTTGAAAACATTCTTACTGGCTCTAAGGCAGAGTCTCCATACGCCCTGTTCTTTTCTATTAACATCTTCTGGATGCCAGACATTACCCGCTCTATGCTCTCTTCTGTCTCTTTACTCAACGTTTAGATTTCCTTAGTTTAAATTTAGATAGATATACGTAGATTGTTTCTACGCTTACCCCGCACTCTTTTGCGATTTCTTCTGGTGTTTTGCGGTCAAGATGATATCTTTTCTTGAGCCATATTTCATTTGTATAAAGTTTAGCAGCCACAGTATCTCCTTGTCAAGTCAGCTTGTTCCAATTATTTATGGCATAGTGCCCTATACCAACGGCATCTGCCACGTCGTTGTCTTCTATCTTTCTGTCATAAATAGTATTAACAAACCTAATAGTTCTTTGTTTCCTAAACTCTCTCTCCCTGGTCTTATACCAAGACTCACTTCTCTCAGGACTACCGACTCTCAGGTTTGCCTTTTCTGGATTGGTAAGCCTACCATTTCCTATAAAGGTTTGCCAAGCAATAGGATTAATTGATTTAATAATCTTTACCCCAGACATAGACATCGCACCGAGCATAGCCCCTTGAACCAGTGCAAGATCTGCGGCGGTCTTTGGACTGTTGATAAAAACAGTGTGCTCAATTACAATGGCTTCTGGTATTCCATAGTGATCAAAGAATGCCTTAGTCTTGGCTGCGGCGTCTCCAACCTTGTTGTAGGTTGTGTACCCTGTAAAGTTAATCTTTCCAATAGATTCTAGGTTGTCTTCATAGAAAAAAGCAAAGGCAAGGTTATTCGTGCTTGCATCAATAGAGCAGATGGTTTTTGGTTTATTCGTTATCTGGCTTAGCTTTACCATTAGCCAACCCCTTTATTTCTCTAAGAGTTTTATGAACATCTTTTGGATTTACTAAACAAGAAAAGCAAAGAGAGTCATCGTTGTATGCAGACAGCTTGGACTCGCATAGCTTGCAAAGTCTTTCTTGTTTCATCCTACGATGACGTCTTTCAACAGAATAGCGTTGAGCTATCTTTTCTTTTGTTGCTTCTTCCCTGCATTCGGGAGAGCAATATATTTGATAGGTTACTTTTGGATTAAATGATGTGTCACACCATTGACAATGCTTCATCTATAGGCTCCAGAGATTTTAGTTTTATGTCTCCCTTGCCAGCATCGTCGCAAACTGCCCGCAGGGGACATGATTTGCAAATCTTTGAATTAGAACGATATACCTTCTCTGGCATGGTTTTATTTTCCCATGCCTTACGGACGGTTCTCATCCATTCAAATGCTTGATCTACCCACTTTATGTAGTACTCGTTTACTTCAACAGGAATAGCCAACAGCTCGTGGTTATTCTTGTTCTCATAAATGAGGACACCTTTTGCTTTCTTAAGAATCTTCATATAGATAAGGATCTGAATCAGGTGACCAGTCTTTGCCTTACGACTATTCTTTCGATACTCAAACCCCTCGGCCATTGCCGTCTTGATCTCTCCGAGAAGTTCTTCTCCCTGCCAATCAAGGATGACGTCACCGTAACCAAAGATAGGAGGGTCTTCATTTACAATCTTAAACTCTGAGTCGATAAGGATTCCTGCATCGCCCATAGCCTGCTGAATTCTTTCGTGCGACTTAGTGCCATTGGTCATGTTGGCACCAGCAAAGGCGTCTGCGTTGTCTTCAAAGGTACCGCCTTCAAAGGCTAGATACCAATACCTGGCACACTCTCCATGCCCATAGGCAATTGTAGATGGAGCAAAGCTTTTCTTTTGCTGATGACGAGGACCACGCTTAGCAATATATCCAGAATTAATCTTTTGAATTAGTGCATCCATATTAGCTTTGTCTATCTGCTTGGGACCCATCACTTGTTGCAATAAATTTTTTGACATAATCTTATCGGGTAATATATTTCAAAGCTGCTACCAGATCACTGATAGCTGAAGCTGCTGTAAAATATATATTCTTTTTAGCCCTATCTCCTTTATCTACGTTAGCCATCCAGGTAGCTCTGAAAGACATCTTTGCTGCAATTGCTTGCAACCTAACAATCTCTAGTGTTGCTACATTAATCGGGATGTCTGGCTTTAGGATAAGCTTTGCAATTGTTACGAGAGCCTGTGTAAGCTCTTCGTCCTCCATGTAATCTGCTATTTCCGAAAGACCATTTACCAAATCAATCGTTGTTTTGTTTTCTTCCACCATATTATTATAGCACCTTCTCAGGGTCTGAGATTTCTCGCTTCTCTTTAATGCTTACACTGCTTGCACCAGGAAGCCAAGGAACAAGAACCTGGTATAATTCTTCAAGTAGTACTACGTCTTGGATCTGATACTTTTTCATTTCTGCCCAGGACTTGCCGTTGCCCTCCATGCAGCCAATCCAAAGATCAAAGCCTGAGTGCTTGAACTTTGACCCAACGCCTAGGGCTTGTGCCACATAGTCAAGCTTGTTTGATGGGAACTTGAAGTTAGCCTTAACAACACTCATAAGGTCAAGATCTTTAACTACAGATGGTGGAGCCATTCCATTTTCAAGGAACTCCCTCTTAATATGCTTGTGGTCAAAAGCCGCTGAGTTCCACCCAATAAGGATGTCTGCTTCTTCCATCATGGAGTGTAGCTCTTTAAGCATAGCTTCCTTGCCATCGTGATGTACGGACTTAAAGGTTACCTTCTTTTTGCCCTGCCACTTGGCACCAAAGCACAGCATTTCGGTAGGCTTGATGATTTGATTAATACCAATATTTTGGTCCCAAAGGCCCCAGGTATAAACTTGCAGAGGTGTTGTTTCAATATCTAGCATTAGAATTTTCATTTGCTATCTCTCTCTTCTATCAATTGTTCTAGCAAGGACATCTCTATGACCGCTAGTCTTGTTTTGTTTCCTGTTTCTCCTAGTACTACTACTATAGCAGGATCTTTGTGAGACTTCAAGGCATCAGTTGTTGCTTTTGCCCAGACATCTTTGTTTAAAGTAAATGACTTGCCGACTTCTTTAAAGTCAATGACAAAGTTGTGCCATGAGGCATCTCCCTTTTTTGTATTACGGCCAGAGTTTTTGTGTAGCTTTGCTCCGATACGTTTACCTTCAGACCTTTCGCTCATAGTCTCTCCTCTTTTTTCTTGTTTCTAGTGAGACTACGCTCAAATGTTTGTCTTTACAAACCCATGTAAGCTTCTTGTCTTCAGGATAGTGCCTAAGAGTTGTTGCAATCCCCTTACAGGTTTTGCAAACAAATACTCCAGGATGTAGATTATAGCGAGACATCGAGCCCCTGCAGTAGTTTTTTTTGCAGATCGAGATCTTCTTTTACTCGCTCTACAAAGGCGTCTCTTCCCTGAAGCTTTGTACCATCTTCAAGCTGGTACCATGCCCCAGTCCTATGGACTAACCCATTGGCTTCTGCTGTATCTACTAGGTCAGCAATGCTGTCCACCCCGATGAAGGGACCGCGATAGTAGAAATCATACTCTCCAGAATCTCCAGGAGCTGATGTCTTTGAGTTAGTTACTTCCCAACGAACTTTTCTACCAATCTTTTGCTCAATTAGCTTGTCTCCAGATTTAATCTTGCCCTTAATGGCTTGAGAATCTGACGCAGAAGAAAATAGCTTTACGATAGTAGAAGACATAAACTGTGTTGTTTGTCCTCCAGTGGGCACCTGCTGCGTATACATTGCGTTAATGCTGTTGCGTGACTGAGAAATGGCAATTATCAAAGTTTTATTATCTTTGTTATTTGCCCAGTTAATCATAAGCCAAGCGTGCTTAAGGTCTTTAGACTCTGCACCAATCTGTTTTGTGTTTTCTAAAGGCTTTAGCTCATCAGAGTCTTTTTCAAAGTAGACTGCTGGCAAGAGAGAGCTGATGCTGTCAATTACAATAATGTCTACCCCTGCAGAGATCAGCCCCACGGCTGCCTCAACCATATCGTTAATGCTTCTTGCCTCAGAGTAGATTAACTCTTCTGTCTTAACTCCAAGCTTCATCGCCCATGCCTCGTCATAAGACATCTCTGCATCGATCCAAGCACACAGCTTTCCTTCTTTTTGAGCTAGAGCAATAGTCTGTAAACAAACAGAAGACTTGGCACTAGACTTGCTGCCCCACAAAAGAACCTGTCGCCCATAGGGAAAGCCCCCGCCTAAAGCCCTGTTGAGTCCAGCACTAGGAGTCGGCTGCATCTCTGTAGTAATGTTGATGGCTGGGCCAACTTTTTTTCTTAGCTTGGGATCTAGCAGAGCTAGAGCCTCTTCAATAGTAGTCATTAAAAACGAACACCATGCCTTTCTGGACGTGTCTTGTTGTATTCTGATTTTCTTTCCATAGCGTCATCCAAAGAATGCTCTACATAACCATAATCATACATTCCTCGCCAAAGGTCAAGAGTCCTGATTAGAATGTCTGCCAACTCCTCGACGACTTCCTGGCTGCCCTTGTCTTTACGAACTGCCTCCATTACCTCTGTAACCTCAGACACGATCATCATGCACTGCTTGGCAATAAAGATATCGTCTACTGTGTGATTCCAGAAGCCTTTCTCTACCGCTGTTTCGTGTAACCTACCTGCAATTTCTTCAAACATGTATTTCCTCCAATATGACTGTTCCATCTTTTGTTTTTCCAAAAGAGAATTTGTACGCATTACCCTCCTGTATTTTCATATACGCCTGAGCAAACGTCGTTGGAAACACAAGAATAGAGTGTAGCTCTCTCGACGAATCTGCTAGCGTTAGCGTTGCCATTTTCTTTCCAGCCTTAGTAATCCTTGGCTTAAAAGAAACAACAAACATTTCTTCTTCACTAAATGGCAGTTGCCTATAGTTTAGAAATTTAATTAAAGCTGCATCAGATTTCTTGATATCATCGGCTGGAATTGCAGAAACAATCCTGTTATCACTAGCAAGAAGAATGTATGTCTTCCCTGTTTCAATAGTGGTCTGCTCTTCATCAAAGATACCAACCGAACCAGTCTTATCCAAGATCTCTACCCTAGACCAGCCCTTGCCCCTCTTGATGGCTTTTACCATACCGATTAGGACAAACGAACCTTTCTCCTCAAACTCTTCAACGTCATTAATAAATGCGTGATAGTGCTGAGGAATAGTAATGTTGAACTCTGGCAGGTTTAGATATTCATATAAGTTTTCTCTAACCTCGTTGTCGTTTCTTGGGTTGTCTTGAAAAGTTGCTGCACCAATAATTCTAAGTGCTTGCAAAGATCTACTGTTTACTCCCGTGCCCTTTTTTGCCACAAAGTCTTCTAGCTCTGCATAAGAGTTGAAGGGCCTGTTCCCTATTAATTTAGAGGCAACGTTATCTGATATGTATTTAATTCCGGATAGTCCGAAACGTATACCCTTGCCTTCAATCTTAAAATCATTATCAGAATCGTTGACATGGGGCAAACGAATGGGAATGTTCATCCGCTTTGCCTCAATCAAATAGTCAGTCCTAGTGTCTTTGTCTTTTTCGTTCTTGAGAAGAGCAAACATAAATTCAATTGGGTAATAGTACTTTAGCCATGCTGTCCAGTAGGACAAGGTAGAGTACGCTACAGCATGTGATTTGTTAAATGAATACCCAGCGTGGGCCTCAAAGTCGTGCCACAATTCTCTTGCCACGTTTGGAGACATAAACCTCGATGCACCGTCTACAAACTTATCCTTAAAGATATCAAACTCTTTGGCATCTTTTTTCTTACCAATGATCTTACGAACCTGGTCTGCCTCAACCATGGTCATGCCGCCGAGCTCCACACAGGCTTGCATGACCTGCTCCTGGTAAAGAATACACCCGAATGTTTCAGCAGTAAACGTCTTCACAACATCGTGAGAATACGTTGTCTTTTGTCTGCCGTGCTTTCTTTCGATGTAGTCTTTTCCAATTGTGTTCATTGCTCCAGGTCGGACAAGTGCGTTAGAAGCCGCTAGCTCTGCAAAGTTTCTCACACCCATCTTGACTAGCAGATTTGTATACGGAGTAGCCTCACACTGAAACACACCTTTTGTATATCCATTAGAAAGCATTTCGTAAACCTTAGAGTCTTCCATAGCAATGTCTAATAGTTTTATGTCTTTGCCATAACGTTCTTTAATAATGTCGAGGACGTCTTTCAAAACACTCAAGGTCTTAAGGCCCAGGGCATCGATTTTAATCAGCCCAATTCTTTCTGCCTCTTCCATGTCTACCGCTACTACAGGAATACGCTCGCCGCTACCTGGAGAGTTGCGAGTTTCCATAGGAGCATGTCTAAAGATTGGCTCCTTGCTTGTAACTACTCCTGCCGCATGGATTCCTGTACCGCGTATCCTTCCACGAAGAAGATCTCCATACTTAACAACTTCAGGATACTTCTCGCGGAACCATGATGTGTTTCTTGAGGTACAAAAGTCTTCCCAAGTATCCACAACCTTGAGAACCTTGTTTACGTCAGCCAGAGGTATGTGGAGGACTCTGGAGATGTCTCTGACCACGCCTTTACCCTTGAACTGCAAGAATGTGGCAATAGAAGCAACGTGCCTGTATTGCTTAACAAGATAATCTTTAACCTCTTCACGACGAGTGTCCTGGATATCAGTATCGATATCTGGGAAGTCATTACGATCTGGGTTAATAAACCTAAAGAAGAGTAGTCCATGCTTGATAGGGTCAATGTCTGTGATTCCAAGAACATAACACAGCAAAGAACCTGCAGAAGATCCTCGGCCAGGGCCAACAATAATACCCTGCTTCTTTGCCCAGTTAATCATGTTACGAACAACTAAGAAGTATGGGCCAAAGTTTTTGGCTTCAATGATGCCCATCTCTTCTTCAAGACGTTCCATATAGCCTTCTTTTTTGTATACACCACGATCCTTCATGCCCTCAATGGCGAGGCTGGACAGCTCCCCCATCGGATTTTGATACTGTGCTGGCAGGAGGTCAAGGTGATCCTGAATGTTGTATTCCTCTACCTTTTCTGCAATTTCAATTGAATTTGAGTAGATGTCTTCTCTGTCAATACCCTGTGCCGTCATGGCTGAGCGCATCTCTTCATCAGAAAGAAGATGTATGTCGAAGTTGGCAAAGCTTATCTGCCTCTCGCCATACAAATAGTCCAGTCTTTCCATCAAGTTATCGTATTTTTTAGACTTTTCATATGTCGCTTCTTTTTGAACCTTATTGCTATAAGTATTAAGAATAAGCTTAATCTCTTGTATTTCTTTTTGTCCCGTGTGTGCATGATGGCAGTCAGGGGTCACGACTGGTTTTACCCCAAATTCATCGGCAAGAGCCAGCAACTGATGATTAATTTCTGCTGGGTTGTGGGGCATAACCTCAATATAGTAATCGTCACCAAAGACATTCTTGTGCCATTCAATCTGTTGCTTTGCTGCTGCTAGCTCTCCAGACTCAATAGCTTTTGCTACGGTACCACTAAGGCACCCAGAAGTAACAATGATTCCTTCTTTGTACTTTGACAAAACGTCGTAATCAATACGTGGTTTCTTGTAGAATCCCTCTGTCCAGCCAATCTCGTTTAGCTTGTTGAGATTCTCCAAACCTTTTTGACTCTTGGCTAGGAGGACTATATGATTGTAGACAAGATCAAGGGGACCCTCTCGACTATCCCGATCCCTTTGGTCAAACCTGTCTTCAGTTATATAGCCCTCCACACCAAGTATTGGCTTAATGCCCTTCTCTTTCGCAGCCCGAAACATCTCCCTGTGTCCAGAAAGAGAACCGTGGTCTGTAATTGCTAAGGCACTCATACCCAGTTCGTGGGCACGATCTACATACTCTTGTGGGGTAGCTATCCCATCAAAGAGTGAGTAGTGAGTGTGAACATGTAAGCCAACATAGGACATACTAGCGCTTACCAGTCAAGGTTAGAGCTAGTAGTTGTACCTGCAGACTGATCAAAGCCCAAGTAAAAGGCTTCCTGTTCTGCATATGGAATGTTGTTGAGTGCCATCTCAATTGGGTATGGCTCAGCATTGTTCCATTCAAAGGGCTCGGCATCTGGAGCCGATGGGATCAACGTATAGCTGGTATCTGTACCGCTACCGCTTCTCTTAAGTTTCCACTCCATGTTCGAGACGCTGCCAGTTTCAATGGCGTATTCACGAATAGTGTTGAACACGGACATCTTGCTGACACCCATCGACCAAATTGCAACATATGGCTCTTCGATACCATCGTTAACCATTACGTTGCAGTAGAAGCGAAGACGTCCACGCCAACCCGCCTTGGGGTCTTTGCGATGCATCTCTTCTGCCCAGTCACGTCCTTCAGTTTCCATAGTGTCTACTGCACGACGGCGGAAGTCTTTTGGATTAGTATGCTCTTTTACGACCATCGCTAGTCCACGATCTTCTGAGTAGTTGGCAGAGTCTTCGTCAAGCTCTTCGAGGAAGCGAATCTTTACTGCCTGTCCATCGGCAAGCTTAAGCCAGCGTACTTTTGGTTTGTTTTCATCATATCTTGGTTTGTCGAGCAGGGCATTGATGTTTGCTAATCCCTTTACTACGCTCATGTTTTCTCCTTATTGTTTTTGTTTTGGTGTTTTATTGTAGCATGGCAGTGATGAGTTTGTCAAAACCAACGTCTATTGACCTGATTGCTTCATCGTCCATGTCTCCAATATCTTTGTATTGTTTATCTAGTTGTACTACGGAAACACGAGGACCAATCTTTTCGATGATTCGATCTTTCATGTTTCCGCCAGCTTCGTCATTGTCTGCAACAACATAGATGTTATTGAAGTACTTGCGAAGAAGTTCTACTTGGATATTTGATACGTTGGCCCCAAGGGTAGCCACTGCTGGCATACCCACCTGATCTAATCTTATCACATCAAACGAGGACTCTACAACAAATACTTTGCTGGAGCTTTTAACTCTGTGAAGATTAAACAGAACCTTGCTCTTGGGTAAGCCGGGAGTATTCTTGAAGTCTTTACCTTCTACAGACCGACCAACAAAGCCCACTAGGAGGCCGTCAGGGGCGTGTACAGGCACTGTAACCATGTCTCTGGTCTCAGAGTACCCCAAAGAAAACTTGTCCATAGACGAGGCAGTGATGCTTCTGCCGTCAAAGTATTCTACAGCTCTACTGGAAGACTTTGCCTCAGTGGCAAGTCGATTTACAACAGTCTCGTCAAACGCTAGGTAGTCTGGCTTCTCCAGAAGCTTACTAACTATTTCGTTTCTAAGATCGGACTCAACCTCATTCTTTTTAATATACCTGGCTGCCTCAAAATATGTTTTTCTAGATACCGTCATTACGAATTCATAAACATCGGCAACCTTGTGGCAAGAAAAGCAGTAAAAGGTTCCTGTGTTCTTGTCTATTTCTCCAGCGGGAGTTCTATAGTTTCCGTGATATGGACAAAAAATAATGTAGTCTGTATCAACTTCACCCTCTATGTCTACGCCGACTCCGGCAAGGATTCTTTTAGTTTGTTGGGGGGATAGTACAGTGCTCGGCTTCCCACTACTCCTGATATGCATTGGCTCTTTTTCTTTCCTAGGTATATTCCATATATTGATAATTCAAATTCAAAGTATTCGCTTTTATTATTATAGCCTAAAGTAAAGTCTGTATCAACGTCTAGCCTTGGAACATATCCAGACATTTTCATTTGTGACAGTATTAACTTTGTGTACTCTAGCTTTAGCCTAATAAGATCTGAATCATCATAGATTTGTCCACTTAATCCAAATCTCTTTATAGGCTTGTGGTGTATGTTTTCCATATATCTATTATACTAGATATCTTCCAAATCCTTGTATTTGTACCAGCCTTTATCAAAGTCTACCTGTACCATAAACTCCCCCATAAATCCATTACGGTTCTTACGGAATACACACTCAATAACATCACTGTTGCTACCCCGCCCAAGAGCCAAGACCCAGTCAGCGTCATAAGCAATCTGTCGGGACCATGCGGTCTGACCCAGTGTAGGGACGGTCTCTAGCTTTGTAACGTCGTCTGGCGTAGCAGAAGAGATGGCTATGATAGGAACCTCTTCCGAGATAGCCATAAGCTTAAGCTCACGAGAAAGATTTTTCATTCTTACAGTTTCGTTGTCTGACTTCTGATTGGGACTCATGAGTTGTAGGTAGTCTACAATAACAAAGTCTGGCTTGTATTGGTCAATCTTTCCACGCAACACCGATGGATTGATGTCTCCACCAGTATCGTTAGAAATAATTCTGAATGGTGGCTTGTCCTTAATGTGTCCGGCGTGCCATCTTTTAAGATCCTGAATATCCATCTCTCCATTGCTAATTTTTCGGTGTGACCAAAGACCTTCCCCCATAATAGTGTAGGTTCTATTACGAACCTCCGTCTCTGACATCTCAAGGCTAACAACCATTGGCGATCTGCCCTGCTTCCAGGCTTGCACAGCAAAGTAAAGAGATAGCCAAGACTTACCAATACCAGGATATGCAAGAAATACCCCAAGCTGTCCAGGCATAATACCAGCAGGAAGGTAGTTGTCAAAGCCTGGCAAGCCAGTCTTGATACCAATAGCCCCAAGCTCTTTTTGTTTTTGCACTGCTTCAAAGTAGGCGACAGCACTATCAATATCTGTAGCGTCAATGTCTTTAACGACAGAAGTATTTTTCTTTAGCTCAGATGTCTTTGTAATTAGTTTATCAAGGACGGTATTGGCCTGACCATTCTGAACCTCTGTTGCTGCCCCTCGCAAAATATCTCTAAGGCTATCATTGAGATACTCCGCCTGTAGCTCTTCTAGGTGATGACGGGTTGCGCCAACATCTTCTGCCGGAACAAAGTCTTTAAACTTTTCGGAAACCAAATGTGTGGGAGGAAGCTCTGCATTATTTTCTGCATACTTCCGTATGAATTCCCAAATGTCATTATGTGTTTTAAAAAGAGCGTCGACGTTTGCCTGTAGCAGTACGTGGATCTGCTTGTCCTGTAAGACTGCTGAAATTACCTTTGCCTCTACATTATCCATTAAGCCACTCCTTAGCTAACTTTCTTCTCTCTGCTCTCTCGGCAGTATCTTGTTCAATTCTTTGTCTTGATTTTAATATTTCTTCTGCGTAATTGGCAAAATATTTCCAACTAGGGGAGATCGCAGACTCAAAATAGTAGTCAAGCAGGTCATAGCACTGTGGCAAGCCGTAGGACTCTACGAGCATGTCTGCAGACCACTGCTCTTTATTCAGGTTGTGCGTTGGCTTTTCTTCATACCTTTTGGTATGTAGCTTTGTGTATCTGCTAAGCAAAGCCATTCGGTCTTTGCGTTCAGCCATTACTCTCCTACTTCAGTCTTTGCTTCGTTGATCTTTGTAATAAGTTTGTCCTCAACAAAAGCATATACTCTGTTGAATGCTTCTTCTACGTGCTCGTCATTACGAAGACTGTCCTCAACACCGATGTCAATTCTTAAGGACTGAAAGTTTCCAAGGTTAAGCGTATAGCCTAACGCAACGTTTACCTTTGTCTCATTGTCTTTCATCTCATACCCTTCTAGTTTAAATGGATTCCATCCATACGGGGATAAATTCCCCATTTTCTGATCTCGTATATGTAAGCATACCACTCCCCATCCTGCGTGTCAACTCCTGTTTGGTGGGGGTTATATCGTTCGTAATAAGGCCGTCTCTTCTTGGTCTACCGACATGAAAGCTAGCAAGGATATCTCTAATTTCTTTTACCTTTGATTCAGAGTAGTAAGATCTTAGACCAAACTTGCTTTCTCCATCTTTCTGCGAACCAACAGGATAAGGAATTGATCCAGATTGCATAAGCCTAGGAAGATATTTCCTGTGTCTGTTTACAAGCTCTGCTGTTTCTTTTACAGTGTAAGCTCGCTCTCTATTTTTTTTAAAATCAGAAATAAGGCAGCTTTCAATTCTGTCTTTAGTTATGTTGTAAACAGACATTATTCCATTAGATCTATTAAGGTGATAGCTTCTAACCAAGCTACCGTTTAAAAACCAAACACTCTTGCTGCCCACAATTACTGGGGCAGAGTTGTATCTCTCTCTATCCAAAACAAACTCCTATACTGGGATGCCAACAGCCAGCAGGTTAACCCCTACTGATGCAATACCAATTGTATTAAACTTTACGAGGCCCTCTACCCTATTTGTAGTAATTTGTGTAAGGATAACAGATACGTCTTTTCCTGCTTCAGTGTTCGCTTCTCCAATCAATACTGGTGTTGCGGTGACAACGGGAACATACTGAAAGTCGCTAAAGTTATAAGAAAAAGACCCCTCCCCATCCGGAGAGGTAGCACTATTGTTTGACACCGTAACATATCCACCAACAATTCTGGCATCGGATGTCCTTACACTTTGTGTTCCGGCAGACACAGTGTCTATACTGGTATACCGTCCTGCCGTAGGCGATAGCTGTACGGCTATTTCATTAATGGCATTAGACAATTGATAGATGTAGGCAAGATCTAGTGGCTGCCCTCGTTCTGGTAGTGGTATTCTCGACATATTTTCTCCTATAACATTATAGCACTAAGTTGCTGGTGGTGATGGCGGTGGAGAAATATCTTCGTTGTCTAGTTTGTAAACTAAAAGTGCAGAGTTCTCTCGACTTGGAGGATCGGCCCTAACATATATTTCTACAGAAATTCTTGTGGGCTCTACCGCAACTATTGTTGGGCTTGGTATTGTGTCAAGAGTATACGATTTTGGAATGACTAAGCCCTGTTGATTTCCAGCAACCCTATCTGCCTGAACCCAAATTGCATTTGCTTCGTCTACATCCCAACTAAGCCAAACATCATATAGATCTGCGATTTTAACAAGGTTATCTGTAACTCTATTTAGTACAGAAACCTTTGGCCAAACAACGGTTACGTAGGGGCTGTTTCCTGGCCTTATTACTGCTATCTCAGTTAAAGACCTAGACTCTGGTCTTTCAAATTTATAGTTTGGTCTTACTGTATATATTGGTGAATAATGGGAAAATCTGTTTCTGTCTTCAGATACTAATCTATATCTAACACGATATCCGTTGGTTCCATCTTTAAAGAAAGAAAGATTTGGCAGATCAGACTCTAGTACTACGGCTTTTCTTGGACCGCTTGTTGACATTATTCAACACCCATTCCAAACCTAAACTCTATGGAGGTGCCGGTGTTTGCTTCTTTAATTACTGGCCTGCCGTCTATTGTTTTTATAACTGAGTATCCAGTAAGACCATACAGTGGATTCTTGATTGTTGTGTTCTCAAATCTGAACCCATCTAAAGAAATATAAAAATTTTCTGAAGGGAGAGAGCTTGCAGTCTGTAAAACAGTTGCATAAATTCTTACAGAGTTTACAGCTTTCCAAGTAAAGTTAGAGCTTCTGATTAATTCTGAAAATTTCTTTTTAATAACAAAGTACCTATTGCTTGAAAAATCAATATCAGGATCCGACTGATTAAGAACTACCTCAAACTTAGCAAAGTTTGTCGGGGATGGCACATCCGCATTTACAAATTCAACTAGCAACCTGACAGACTCAGGGCTTTGCTCCTGAACGTCTTCTTTGTTTAATAGAGAAAATGCCAGACGTAGCTCGTCCTCTGTTGAGTTTGAATCAAAGTCTGGGAAAATATTGTTGTAATGAATGTGTGCCCCTGCATATTCAGACGCAGAGGGATTTATTTCAAGATTACCGCTAGTTGCATTTAGACTTAAAAAAGAAATGTCTCCTCGAAGCATCATTGCTGTATCTAAAAATCTAGGATTTTCAAGAAGGTTCACACGAATCGGTGAACTGAAAATAGTATTGTTGGAATTTGTCCTAAAGACCGTTTCTGTTATGGCAATTCGACCACTAGCCTCATCCCTGTTTAGGGGCTCTACAAATTTAGAAATTCCAAGTGTTGCAGTCTCTGTATGATACTCCCAGTTTTCTGCTTCAGAAAAAGAATAAACAATTTTGCTGTCATTTCCTTCCGCAGATGGGTTGACTCTTCCTGGAAAAATTCCTATTTCTGTAATTGAGTATCTCTGCTCACTCGGCAGTTCTGCAACAAATACAATGTTTGGATTTCCGTTGTCATCGTAAACAAATCCCCTAGATGTTATAGGTGTTCTCAAGACTTCAAACTCTAAGGCCTTTTGACTAGCAAAGCTTGACATTGGTTCCCCAACCGCTAAAGGTCTTTGTCCAACACCAATAGCGACATAAGACGCATAAGACTGAGCTTGACCAATTAAATACTTAGTCAAAATATTTTTACCAATGTCAGTTATCAAAAAATCCTCCTAGTATATTGTATCATCTTCAAGAATACCACGAGACTGGACCTCAACGTCTACCCTTTCGTTTATTTCCATTCTAGTTACATCTACGACTATATTTCCCGTTAGGGGATCGCTATAGACAATATTTCTAACAAGGTATGTTTCATCAATATATTTCTGGGCTTCTGCAAAAGTAACAAAACAACCATCCACAGAATCGTCATAGGAGCCCAATACTGGAAAACCTGAACAACCATTTGAGTTTTCTTCTCCAACATAGTATGGTGATGGACCAGTACCACTTTCTGGAACGTGGACAGAAAACCTAATGGCAAAGTTTTTAAATAACTCTTCTGATGTTCCCGTT